CACTGGACGATTTCTTTACTTGACATTCTAACATAGACTATGTATAAATAGAACATTGAAGGGTTTCAATGAACCCACACCTTTATTTAATGGATATGGAGAGATTTATGCCACTGCAAGCCTATATTAAGCAATTGCGCCCCCGCACAGAATCATACACCCCCCATGTCGATAGGATTCAGTCTATATTAGTTGAAAGTTCAAAGTCTGACAGGTATGAAAAGGATGTTGCTGATACTCTTAATAAAATAAAGGATGTGACTGCTGAAAGACCTAAAGTTTCAACAGCATATGCAGATATTCGAGTTACAGCGCAAAATGGTAACACTTCTTGGATAGAAGTTAAAATGAACCATACAGATAATCTAGGAAACCCTAGAGTATTTTTTGATGGTAAAAAGTGGGATACTACATACACCACATCATCTGCACATAAATCTGTGGAATTATTAAACAAATCTGACCAGACTAAAGATTTTCTTAAAGCTATTTCAAAATTTTCTGGAATAAAAAATCCTAAAATCCCAACCACAAAAGGTGGACTACGAGATAAAGATGCTGTTCCTCTAGAGGTTATGAGGGAGTATTTTTCTCAACCCGGAATCAATAGATACATCATGACTGAACCTGATGTTAATTTGGGTGAGGTAATAACAGATCATTATTTAAATGGCAAAGCAGAACCAGCATATTATATGCAAGCCGGTGATGATTTTTATATGATAGGAAGATCAAATCCTTTAAAATTAAATAACAGCATTCCTTTATTAAGTGGTGCTGGACCTTTTAGAATAAGAATTGCGACAAGATCATCATATTATGAGGTTCAAGCAGAATTAAAAATTCAAGAGATGCCAAAAAGCAGATATTCAATAATGCCGAATACTAAAAAAATAAATCCCTTTAAGGTATGATATAATGATGTCATTTTCAGAAATGCTCACAGAAGATAAGGGTGGAAAGAATCTACACCTTGAACATCTAGAGGATGAAATCCTTAACTTTGGTGTTGATGGTGGTCGTGCTGCTCTTAACTTCTTACGTTCTCTGCGAGATATGCTGAGCGGCTCTGCCCGTTCCAGCGTTAACATCACGGAAAAATGGGACGGCAGCCCAGCCGTGTTCGCTGGTATTGAACCAGAGACAGGTGACTTTTTTGTGGCTAAAAAGTCTGTCTTTAACGCAACACCGAAATTATACAAAACTGCAAAAGAAATTGACGATGACTTGTCTGGTAATCTCAATTCAAAGTTTAAAGTTGCACTTAAAGAGTTTTCCAAGTTGGGTATTAAAAATGTCCTACAGGGTGATCTTATGTTCACCGATGATGTGACCACAGAGACTATCGACGGTACAAAGTATTATACCTTCCAACCCAATACCATCGTTTATGCTGTTCCAGTAGATAGCGCATTAGGCAAGACTATCAACAAAGCAAAGGTTGGTATTGTATGGCACACCACATACACAGGCGACACCCTACAGGGAATGAAAGCTTCATTTGGTGCAAATATTAGTGGGTTGAGTAACCCTTCTAGTGTGTGGCAAGACGATGCCACATATAAAGACGTATCTGGTAAAGCCACCTTTACTGCTAAAGAGACAGAAACAATCACTGCTGTACTGTCACAAGTTGGACAAACCTTCAATAAGATCGATGCCAATGGGTTGCGTAAGTTTCTTGTTGTGCAGAATGGTATGACGGGTGCGGTCGCTGGTGCATCACTCAAGACCTATAATAACTCAAAGGTTCGTGCTGGTGAGAAGATCAGCAATCCTGCTGCACATGCAAAGGGATATGAGAAGTGGGTGTTCGACTCTATTCAGAAACAAATTGACAAGGCAAAGTCTGATAAGGGTAAGGAGAAATATACCAACATACAGAAAGAGTATGGGCGTGAAATAAAGAAACATACTCAAAATCTAATTCAAATCATTATTTTCCAGAACCTATTAGTAGATGCGAAGATGCAAATCGTTAAGAAACTAAATAGTGTCAAGGGTTTGACCGATACTTTTATTCAAACCCCAAATGGATTTAAAGTGACTAACCGAGAGGGTTATGTTGCTATTGACAGAATAAGTGGCAATGCAGTTAAACTTGTAGACCGTATGGAATTCTCGTTTAACAATTTCACTGCTGTCAAAAGTTGGATGAAATAATGCGTAGTTTTAGAGAATTAACAGAGGCTAAAGAAACCGTAGTATTCGGATTCGGAAGATTCAATCCACCTACAACGGGTCATGAGAAGTTGATTGAGAAGGTTGCTTCTGTTGCAAAAGGCAATCCATTCTTCATATACCCCTCTCACACTACTGGTCCTAAAGACCCCCTGCCCCATGCAAAGAAAGTTGCATGGATGAGAAAGATGTTCCCCAAGTATAAGAAAAACATCATTGCAGACAATAATGCCAAGACTGCTATTCATATTGCAGAAAAACTCTACAAGGATGGATACAAGAACCTAATCATGGTTGCTGGTTCTGACCGCTTGAAAGAATTTGAAACTCTATTAACTCGTTATAATGATGCACCTGATAAGAAGGGTAATCAACTCTTCAAGTTTGATTCCGTGAAAGTGGTTAGTGCGGGGGAACGTGATCCTGATGCTGAAGGTGTATCAGGTATGTCTGCATCTAAGATGAGAGCAGCTGCTGAGAAAGGTGACTTTGATTCCTTCAAGACAGGTATTCCTGCTACATTGGGTGATGCTGATAAGAAGAAGCTTTACTTTGAAGTTCGTAAGAATATGGGTATTCGTGAAGAACGTGCAATGGGCGAAGACTATGATTCCTTGCGTGATGCATATCTCACAGGTAAAATCTGGAACGTGGGTGAGATTGTAGAAGCCAAGGGTAATCGTGGTGAAGTTGTTCGTAAGGGTACAAACTATCTCTCATTCGTGACTGAGGACGGTAAGGTTCATAAGGCATGGCTTCATGAGATTTTGGTAGAGGAAATCACCAAGAGAGACTTGGATCAAGTAGAGAAATTCGCAGATAGATTGTTTGCTGCGGTTGGTATTGATGTAGAGTTTACAAGACACTTCCTTGACCGTGTGAATGATGCCCGTAATAAGAAAGATATTACCACTTCTGAATTGACCCGTCTGTTCAAACAATCATTTAAGAAATATGGTAAGAAGATTGCTCAACTTGGTCCTGATGCTGAAGCAGTTATCAATGACATGAAGACTGACGTAAATGTGCCTTTTGTTCTCAACCTCAAAGGTAATGAATTAGAGTTGGTTGCAAAAACAGTTATGCGTAAGAAAGACTTCAAGACTTCTGGCCCCAAACTATCGTTTGAAGACCTTGTTGGTGGAAAACAAATGAGTGGTCCTACAGGACAAATCTTTTCTATGAAAGAAGCAAAGTCTCCCCTGCAAAAATTAAAAGATTTTGATAAGTCTAGAGTTGCTGTCGGGAAACCCCCCATCTTTAAGGATAAACCTACACCGGAGTGGGTTCGTATGAAGAAGTCTGGTATGATGACAACCATGAACGTGCCCACTGATGAAATTGACAAGTTTGAGAAGAGGGGTTATAAGATCATTGAGGGTGTTGAACTTGATGAGCGCAACTATGCCAAGGAATATGCGAACTACGGAGGCAAACCAGAACAGATTGCCCGCCGTTCTTCAAGGAACAAGGCTCGTAGGGCAATGGGTGATAAGGCAGTTAAGGGTATGGACGTTGGACATAAGGACAATAACCCACTGAACAACTCTCCTGAGAACCTACGCAATGAAGACCCATCAAAGAATCGCAGGGAACCACGGTTGCGTGAGGTAAAAGCACCTGATATTAATAAGGGCGATACCATTATTCTTTCTAAATCAAAACGTCCATATAGGGTGGCTGGGGTTATAGACCCAAAGAAGACATTTCCAGCAGAATCTGACAAAATGGTTGTTCAGAAGATTACAAAAACCAGCAAAGGTCGCAAAGCACATCTCATATATCATGATACTAAAAAGAGAGGTGGATTTGCGGTTTTTCTAGATCAGATGCCTGATTTTATGTCTGTTAAGATTGCAGAAGAAGTTGAACTTGATGAAGCATGGTATAAAGTAGCAATAGCAAAAATTAGTCAATTGAACCACCCTAAAGATTATGAAAAAATGCTCAAACAATATATGTCTGATATGAAAAAACCAGAACTAAAAAACAAGACTGCTTCTTATATCGCAGCAAGGATTGCCAATGATTATAAGGGTCAGGACGGTAGAAAACTTGTTCAGTATATCAACAAACTGGTTGATGATGGTAAGCTCCCCAAAGAACTCAAGGCAGAATATCAAGAGGAAAAAACAATGCAGACCTTTTCTGACCTAGTTAAACAGATTAATGAAGTTAAACAAGATAAAGATGTTGATGATAAGAAGGGCACACAACCAGCAAAGTATTATGCTGGTGATATGGCAAAGTCTACTAAAGACAAGAGGGATGCACACTTCAAATCAAAGAAGGTTGGTCCTGCTCCCGGCGATGCTGATGCAGAAACCAAACCCTCTACACACACCAAGAAGTTCAAACAGATGTTTGGTGAAGTGCTTCCTGATGATGCAGATCAGGGAGACTATATCGATGATTTCGAGAAGTCAGATGCACCACAGTTTAAGGGTAAGTCTAAAGAGAAACGCAAGGACATGGCTATTGCTGCATACCTCTCAAAGAATGAAGAAGTTGAACTTGACGAAAAGATTGCAGGTTTGGTAAAGAAGTCAGAGAAATCTGGTATGTCATATTCTATTTTGAAAAAGGTTTATGACCGTGGTATGGCTGCATGGAAGACGGGCCATCGTCCCGGTACTACACCTCAACAGTGGGCATTTGCAAGGGTTAACTCCTTCACAACCAAGTCAGCTGGAACTTGGGGTAAGGCAGACAAAGACCTTGCAAAACAGGTGGAACAGATAGAAGAAGCTTGTTGGGTTGGATACAAACAGGTTGGTATGAAAAAGAAGGGCAATAAAGAAGTCCCTAATTGTGTACCAGAAGAGAAAGAATTAAATGAGTGGGGCGAGATTGAGGAAGAATCAGAGTATCAAGGCCGTAAGGTTACGCTCAATAAACCCACAGCGGGTGATGTAAAGAAGTCTAAAGTTTATGTTAAGAATGAAAAGGGTAATGTCGTAAAGGTTAATTTTGGTGATCCAAATATGACAATTAAAAAGAGTAATCCGGCAAGACGTAAATCTTTCCGTGCTAGACACAATTGCGATAATCCGGGTCCGAAATGGATGGCAAGATATTGGTCATGCAAAGCATGGTAACTTATAAATAGAAGACAACAAAAAAGGAACGCCGATATGTCAAATTATAGAAAAACAATGGCTCAAGCAATCAGAGAGATGTATCCTATTAATGAGGATAACATGGAGCTGATGCGTAAAGCAGCCGGTGGTGCAATGCAGACTGTCAAAATGAAAGACGGTAATTTAAAGATGGATTCATTTACTGCATCTGCCATTATGAAAGTTTTTGATAAGGTCAATCCTGCTAATCAGAAAAAGATGGCAGATATGATCAATAAAGGCACCAAGGGCGGCATGATGAAATTGCAAGATTTTGCAATGAAACAGGTTAAGTCTGAAAATGACCCAGAGATTGAAGAAGAAGTTGACCTTGATGAAGCGTTAAAGGTTGGTCAAAAGGTCAAAGTTAAAGATAAGGGTAAGGTGGTTTCTGGTGTTATAACAAATGTCGGTAAGGGACAAACATTAGGTGTTGCTGATGTAAAACTTCCAGATGGGCGCATCAATGTATATGATACGGATAAAATCAATGAAGAAGTTGAATTTGACGAAGACCATGCTCAGGACCAAGTTATTGCACAAATATTTGACGAAGGCACAAAACAGGTTCTTGCTCATGGGGGTAAGGGTCAGTATAAAGTAACCAAAGATGGCGATAGCATTAACATCATGCATAAGGGTAAGGTAGTTGGAACTGCTGACTTTGATAGGGGTGCAGATAGTTTCTTCGTAAGTATCAAAGGTGAGAAGGGTCAAAAGTCTTTTAAAGATGCTCAAGCAATGGCCGATTATTTTGCAAAGAACAAAATTACAGAAGAAGTTGACCTTGATGAAGGACAAAAACCATTCGTTTCATCTGATCGTGATGGCAAGCATGTTATGAGTGCTTCTGGAAAAATTGTGAAATCTTTTAAGGACATAGATAAGGCAAATGCTTTTCTTAAAAAGAATTTTGATAAATTAAATAAAGAAGAAGCTGACCTTGATGAAGCTCGTCAACTAAAAGACCCCAAGAAAGAAACGATGGTTTCTAAGGGTGGTAAAGTTATAGTCATTGACAAGAAGGACCAAGATAAGTATCTGAAAAAAGGTTGGACCTTGGCTGAAGAATCTGACCTTGATGAAGGTAAGATGTCCCAGTTGCACCAGCATATCAAAGACAAGAAGAGTGCAGAAGAGATTGCGAAAATCATGGGCCTTGATGTAAAAACAATCAAGTCACTTATGAGCAGTCATCACCCAGAGGATGTAGAGGAAAGTGCTGCATCTGATGCTCGCCGTGCGATGGCGAAGGATAAAGACTTCTCTCGTAAAGATAGTGCTGATGATGATGACGATGCAAGTGATGATGATATCAAAGGTGCATCAAAGAATATCATGATGCAATTGAGAAAGGCGCAATCATTGAAAGGTCGCTTTGATGTTGAATTTGCAGATGGTAAGAAGGTTAAAGTTTCTGCACCCATATCTGTGGCGGTTCAACAGAAATACAATGCACAGAAGAGGCCCGCAGATAAAGAGAAATTCCAAGCACGAATTGGTAAATCTTATAAAGATATGTTGTCTGCACTAAAAGAAGAACTACAACCCAAAAAAGAATCAATCCTAGAACGGATGAATAGAAAAATCAAGGAGAATAAACATGGGTAAGAAATATTTTGATACAAAGGCCGAAACCCTTGAATCTTCGATTCTGGGTGTTTGGACAGAAGCAGCCAAGAAGGTTGCAGAAACCAACAAGAACAACAAATCTGATGACGGTGAGGGTCTGGACGCTGTTCAACCCAAAGCAGTCAAGAAGAAGTTTGATGACCGCAAGGACAAGGATATTGACAACGATGGTGACACTGATGATTCTGATAAGTATCTTCACAATCGCCGCAAGGCAGTATCTAAGGCAGTAAAGGACGAAGGTAACGAATTTGGAATGGCACTAAAGGCTGCCAAAGACAAGGGTGAAAAAACTTTCGTGGTTGCTGGTAAGACATACCCAGTAAAAGAAGGTTTCGCAGTACCAGAAGATATTCCCGCAATGGAAGTCGGCACAAATCGCTATCGTGACTATGCATTGGATGTCACCCCCGGCGAGACTGACCCTGAGTGGGCACAAGCCCGTGACTTCAAGGTTGCTTCAATGAAGGAAGCACTTGCAAAAATTTGGGGTTTGGATGAGAAAAAACTTGACAAAACTTCTAAAGAAGAGTATGATGAAGAAGATGAGGAGCTCAAACCCGTTAAAGGTTCAAAGACCATGACAGGTGGAAAAGTTGCTAAAGTAGATACAAAACCTAAGATTGACTGAAATGAAAAATTTGTTGGAGTTAATGGAAGCATCTAAGGACGATCTTCCAGAAATCTATTGTGATATGGATCAGGTTCTCGTTGACTTTATCGGTGGTGCTGAGGAGGTAATTGGTATGCCTTTTGCACAGGCTGAAAAGGATGACCGCTGGGAAGCGATTAAAAACACAAAGGATTTCTGGGCAAATCTTGATTGGATGCCAGGGGCAAAACGATTGTATTCGTTTATTGCTAAGTATGATCCTCACATTCTCTCCGCAGCATCAGGTCGTGATGTTAATGCTCGGCCGGGAAAGTTGAAGTGGTTAAGTAAGAATACCAGAATTAAACGTGGTAAAACTAATCTGGTAAAACGGGAAGATAAACAGAAATTCGCAATGACTGATGGGAAACCAAACGTATTGATTGATGATTATCTGAAAAATATTACCCAGTGGGAAGCAAAGGGTGGTATTGGTGTTTACCACACAGAAGTGGGTAAAACCATTGCTGAATTGAAACGTCTGGGTTTTAAATAGTATAAATAGAAATAATAATAGATTCTGGGACGAATAAAGCAGAGAT